CGGCGGACCGTGTTGTAGGGTCGGTCGATCCCCCCGTTGCATTTCGTCAATTATTTAATTAAACGGGATGACTCCTCAGTTGGCCCCGTTGTCCGCCCGCATTTCTGGCGGCAGCTGCATGTAGCAGGCTAGGTGGTCATGCACGTCTTTCCGACAGTCAGAAGCAAGGATCTCTAGTTTCGCCAAGGTGCATGGATCCATCTCCGTCCTCTCCAGAGAGACGCAGAGCGCGCGCAGTTGCTCGCTCATTGGTGGGGCATCGCTGTGCCGCACGTCAAAAGAGTGCCCCACGGTGCTGAGCCGGTATTTCCCAGCACCCCACGCCCGGCCTGGGCCAGAGTACTCGTCGAACGTGTGCTCGACGTTGGCCTCCTCGCCGGCGCGCTCCAGCATCCTGTCCCCGCAGGACTTGAAGATGTCTGCAATCGCTGGGATTTTACCCGCGAACATCTCCCCGATGCTGTAGAAGCGGAAAGCGTCCATGGCAGCCATCTGCTGCGGGGTCCGCCCTGGTGTCTGGGCATTGACCCCCAGCTTGCCTAGGGAACGCATAACCGCGGGGATGATTGGTACATCCTTCTGTATTGCGCCGTTCATCACGGCGGCGTGCAGGCCCACGAACTCAAGGCGTCCGTTCTCAATGATCTTGAACTTGGCGTCAAAACCGAGGTCAGCCATGTTGGCCACCACGGTCCGAGCCAGTGCAGCTGGGTCACCTGCGTTCTTGCCGATCTGGCCAGCGCCATCATCGCCTTCATGCTTGCTGCGGTAGTAAACCGGCTTTTCCGGCTTGACTCCGTTCACCGCAATCCCCCTGTAAAGGTGGTTGAACGTGTTGTTCACTATGCGGAGGGAACCGTCGCGGTCCCTGGCAAACATGTGGCCCGGATTGGCTACACAGCACGCGGCTGTGGCTCCAGTCTCGAGCAGGAAGTTGGCGAGTGACGTCAGCAGCCAGCCAGAGTCCAGATAGAAATCTGAAAACTGCATGGTGACGGTCTTCTTGC